GATGGTGATACGGTTGAGCAGGAGGAGAGGATCCTGCGATTGCACAAGCGCATTCGTGAACTGAACAATTTAATTTCACATCTCCGGTCATTTGCCAACCAGAAGAAGGTAATGGATCTGGAGAAGGAAGCAGAGACCTGATCTTTTAGCAGCACACAGGAAAATCCAGAACCGCTTGATTGCGGTTTTTTTATGTGCAACCGTTTTTTTAACTACAACATGGTGAATGACTATGGCTGACGTTCAACCGGCATTGCCGGAAACCTCTCAGTTGCCAGCGGACCTTAGTGTCCACGAGGCAGCAGATCTTTTAGCAAGCTACCGGAATCCCCCCCAGCAATTGGGGCAAGGATCAACCGATACCGCTGAGAGTGTTATCGAAGAAACCCCTGAGCAAGACCAACCGGTTGAAGAACCGGAGTCCTCTGAAGAAGGGTCACTGGAAGAATCCACCGAAGAAACCGAAGAGGAACCGGAGTCTCTCGCTGATAGCGAAGATGACCAACCGGAAGAGTCTGAGGCTGACGCGGAGTTCTACGAGATCGACGGCGAGGAAGTCCCGCTTTCGACCATCAAGGAATGGCGCGAATCTGGTATGCGTCAGGATGACTACCAGCGCAAAACACAAGTACTTGCACAACAGATGGAGTCGGTCGGCGGGATTGAAAAGAAACTCAATCAGTTTGCCCACGCATCTGCCCAGCAGTATAAGGGACGGCTCTCAAAGATTGAGGGTGCCTTGAAACAATACTCGAACGTCGATTGGCCCAAGCTTGCCGCCGATGATCAGCAGAAGTTCGCTGTTCACCAGGCGCAGTTTGACCAGTTGAAAAACCAGTATGCAGCAGAGCAACGTCAGTTCAATGGTTTCTTGCAGGAATTCAATACGCTTTCCCAGCAAGCCACTGAGCAACGTGCCGAAGCAGCCTATCCTGAGATCAAGCAAAGGATCAAGGGATGGAATCAAGGTCGCTACCATGAACTGAGGGAATTCCTGACCGCGAAGTTGGGGGCGAACGCTGACCAAGTGAACCAGATCACTGATCCTTGGTTCTGGGAGTTGGCGAACGATGCATTTACTTATCGTAGTGGGAAGACGTTGAAGACTGGCAAACAGAAGATACGCCGGCCCACAAAAACACTCAAAGCGAAGGCAGCTACGGCTAAACCGGATCCGAAGGTCGCTTCTGAAAAGAAGGGATTTGATGCGATCATTAATGCGGGGTCACCGACCCGGCAGATGGACGCAGCAGCGGCACTGATGAAGCAGCGTAGGGGCCAGCGCAGGTAATTTATCATGGCACAACATGCAAGAAGTGCGGTAAGTGCAGACCAAACATCTGCCGTACCGACAAATGTGCATGACACGCAGGGCGAGAGGGAAGATTTCTCCGATATCATCGGTTTGATCGCCCCTTACGATACTCCGTGTTACAGCACGTTCCGCAAGGTTGATGCAGTTGCACCCGTCATTCACTGGCAACAGGATGAGTTGGCGGCAGCAGTGGCAAACGCAGTGAAAGAGGGAGCAGACGTTGCATCGTTTGATTCTTCGACCCCTGGCATCAACCTCAACTACACACAACTGCTCGAGAAGACCGCGCAGGTATCCAGCACAGCCGAGGCAACCGAATGGTACGGTCGCGCATCGGAAATGGATTACCAGGTGATGAAGCGTGGGCGGGAACTCAAGAGAGACATCGAGTTTGCATTCGTTGGTGCGGCGCAAGCCAAAGCAGCGGGTGCCGGTGGATCTCCTCCTGCTACTGCTCGTCAACTGGGCGGCTGCGAAGACCTCATTCATGCTGACCATTTGAATGATGAGGCCACTACCATTTTGGACGAGGCAGGGGTTCTTGATCTCCATCAGGAGATTTATGAGGCCGGCGGCGATCCGAATTGGTTGTTGGTATCTCCGTTTGCAGCGACCGTTGTTGCAAACTTCGCATATGTTGACCCCACTACTGGCACCGCATCACGGCAACGTGATATGGAAGCTGGGAACCGGTTGGTCAACATTGTGGAGATCTACCAGGGTCCGTTTGGCACCTTGACGGTTGTTACCGACAAGTTTGTCAAGGGTGCTGCGGCGGCTGCGGCTGCTGCGGATGGAACTGCGTTCCTTCTGGAGACCGACCGTTGGGCAATTCCTGTCCTTCAGCCGATGCAGGTTGAGGATCTGTCCAAGACCGGCCACAACGAGAAGAAGCTGATCTCCTGTGAATTGTCGTTGCTCCACGAGAACGACAAAGCATCCGGTGCGATCACTGGTCATTCAACTGCATAGGCGTTTGTCGCGTCACAATTAAGGGGGTCTTCGGACCCCCTTTCCTTTGGAGTGATTCATGGGTAGTAAAATAACGATTGATCTCGACCACAACGATTTCAGTCAAAAGATTGGTTTTCGCCTTCGGCACGAAACGCCGATCAATCCTCTTTTGGACTACGCAGAATTTATGCGGAAGAAAGAGGAACATGTTCGCCAGGTCAAGAACAACGAACTCCAGCCGATATGCACTCTCGGAGAGGTTGAGATCCTCCAGATCAAGGCCAAGTACGGCATTGATGTGATGAACCTTCGGGGGAACGATCACAAGGCACTTGCCCACATCATCGAAACAGATTACCCACGGTTAAAGACAACCAACAAGAAGATTCACCGTCGCGGTACTCGAGGTCACAGGCAGCAGTATGGCACTTAGCACATACATTGAACTTCAAGCCTCTGTTGCAAGTTGGCTGAATCGAACAGATTTGGGTACTGAAATAGTCGATTTCATTGCGCTTGCCGAATCCAAGATGAATCACGGCATTGCGATTAATGACCGTGAGTCTGTACGTCTTCGGGTTGATGAGATGAAGGTTTCGACAACCTACCTCCTGGGTACTACGGATGATTCTGTCGAGCGTCCTGTCTTCCCCATTCCTGCCGGCATGCTGGAACTTGAAGAGATCCGACCTACTGGAACATGGACCGGAAATGATGCTGCTGAAGTAGTCACCGCATCAGATGAATGCCATCTCGAGCGCATCTCACATCATCGGTTGAAAGATTTTGTTGCGGCATCTTCCGGTAGTGGTGCGCCGGGATATTACGCCGACGATCCTACCGGCGATAACTGGGAGATCTGGCCCCAGACAAGTAATTGGAGGGTTGAGGCATCTTACTGGCTCGACGTTCCTGATCTTGCCAGCAACGCAACGAGCGAGATTCTCACCCGTTATCCAGATGTTTACCTTTATGGGGCATTACAAGAGGGTGAGACATTCCTGAAGCTTCAGGACACACAATGGCGCGACAAGTTCATTGCCGCCATCAACAGTGCAAATTCCTCGACCAAAAAAGCCTCTTGGACGGGCGCAACCTTACGAACTAAAAATCCCTACGGGTGGAGCCGGGTGTTATGACCACTATTTTTACGTTAGATGCTGCCGCTCCGTTATCGTCAGCAGATGCTGGCCTTGCTTATGATGAACTCCAAAAGCTGAAGGCAGCGTGTCAGGGATCGTTCACGGGGTTTAGTTCAGAGGCGAATGCGGTTGTTACCAAGACCGGGCCGCAGATTGATGCTGCGGTAACCCGAGTCGATGCCTTGGGTACTTCTGGTACCCCTCAATTTGCCGGGGTTAATGTTGGTCATGCAACTGATACAACCCTTGAACGGGCGGCAGCAGGGCAGTTGTCTGTCGAGGGGAATGTAATTCCCCACATCACTGCTTCAGGTACGTTTGCTGATACTGATTTGGCAACGATTGTCGGGTTTTCTGCTGATCCTACGTTCACCATGAAGTATAAGATTGATCAGGATAGCCTGGTGACGATTTGGGTTACTGCGGCAACGATGGGAACATCAAACGCAACTACTTTTCAGTTTACCGGATGGCCGGCGGCACTTCGTGCAACAACTAATTCAAGCTGGACATCTGCCTTTGCGGTTGGGTCGGAGGGTAGTGTTGCGGCCTCAAACGATACAGCGTTTGCGACGATTGCCACAGATGGAACTGTGACTCTGCTTGTTAATGGCGGCACGAATGATCTGCTTTGGAGAAATTCTGGCCGCAAAGGCATCCGTGCTGGTACCGTCATCCAATACTACAAAGACTAATGCTGGTCCCAATCAGAAACCTGGGTGCTGGTGGGATCGTTAGTGATCTTGCCCCGTTTGATCTTGCATTGAACCAATTTGTTGGCGGGAATAATGTTGTCTTTCGTGATGGTAAGGCAGAAAAAGCACGAGGATGGACGTTAGTAAAAGAGATAGATGCATCAAATGATGCTTACTGGTTTCACACATGGAAAGATGTAACCGGTATTGTTTACACGATCTTTGGGCTTGATGCGGATATTAAGCGGTGGGACGGTGCAAGTGTTACCAGCCCGACTCACCCTGCGTTGACCTCGTCATTCACTGATTGGCAAATGGATCAGTTTGGTAAGTTTGTTCTGATCAACAACGAAAAAGATACCCCGATGTACTCGAGTGCAACGGATGGGTCGGCGTTTTTAGTCCTCCCAGGATGGACGACGACATTTGTTGGGACAGGAACGGTGGAAATTATCCGACCGTTCAAGTCGTTCCTGATTGCTCTCAAGGTTGAGGGTGATATGTACACCGTTTACTGGTGCGATGAGGCATCCCCTGATGCGATTCCTACCGACTGGGATTACACATCGACAACGAATCTCGCCGGCAGGAATCCTCTTCCAGCATCAGATGGGCAGTTGGTTGACGGGCGCGCACTGGGTGATGCTTTTATCGTGTACACCGATTTCGCCTGTTATGCGATGCGGCTTGTGGCGAATACGACGTTTGTATTTTCGTTCACGAGGCTTGCAGCACGAGGGTTGCTGAACAAGGAATGTGTTGTTCAGTTTGAGAATCATCATTTTTGTGTTGGTAATCAGGTGATCTACACCCATGACGGGTCGAGATTCAATCGTATTGCAGACAAGAAAGTCGAAGCGTTGTTCTTCAGTGAAATTGTTTCTGCCGATAAAGTCTGGGCGACAAAGGATGAGGTCAATCACGAGATCCTGGTGTATTACGCCGTTGCTGTGTCAGGTTCTGCTACCACTCATGCTACGAGACTGATGAGGTGGAACTGGATCGACAATACATGGTCATTCGAGGACATCGATGCCGGTGATGACCAGGTTCCCTGCCTACGTTTGGGACTGCGAACTGCTACTTCAACCACTTATGCAGCGTTGACTACAGCAGGTAGGTCGTATGCTGATTTAACAGAAACATATGCTGAATTGTCCGGTGCTGCATCGGATCTTTTAGTCCCTCACAGGTTGTCGAATGACACCGTTTCTAACGGTGCAAAGTACTGGCAGATGGAATCTGGATTCACCCGTGATGGAACGGATTATGATGCTCATCTTCAGAAACTGCGTATTGATCTCGATGAGGTTGCCGGCGATACGGGAAGGGTTAAGCACATCTCCGCTATTTACCCGCAGATGACTGGTACAGGAACGGTAGCGTTCAGGGTAGGTGGGTCGATGGGGCCGGGTGAAGCAACGTCATGGAATGATCTGGTTGCGTTCAGTCTTGATGACGGCTCATACAAGGTCGATACGCGGGTGACGGGTCGTTACCTGGACATCCAGATAGGCGAATGGGCTGGATCACCAACAACGAATAACTGGGCATTGTCCGGTTTTGATCTTGAGGTATCTGACGGTGGCGCGAGGTAGTCCGTATCAACCAGAACGAGCAGCACCTGAGTCTATTGATGATCTTCGGTACTGGTTGCAGACAGAACTGGACAAGCTGCAAACCGCAATTGATTTTGTTTATGGAGAGGCTGTGAACAACGAAGATTTTCTGATCGAAGTTGCAAAAGGCAATGTCGCTGGGCATGCGCTCGTTCACAAGTTTGGTCGCAATGATTCCATCCCCAATGGGTCGTTTGCTCATGTTAGTTTAACACCGTTTGCAACGGCAGATTTCAGGCAATCAGCGGCAACGATGCGGGTCAAGGCTGGGGGTAATGCTGCTGATTCTGCTGCTGGAGCAGGGGCGAGAGAGGTCACGATCCAAGGCATTGACAGTACTTTTGCCGAGATTACTGAGGCTGTAGCTACGGCAGGCGCATCAGCTTCAAGTGCTACGACAGCAAGTTTCTGGCGCGTACACAGGGCATGGGTGTCGGCCAGTGGGACTTATGGTGCTGCGAATACTGCCGCAGTGGTTATCGAGGATTCAGGTGGTGCGGCAGACATGATCACCATCGGGGTGGGAGAGGGCCAGACCCAGTATGCCGGGTGGACGGTTCCGTTGGCGAAGACAGCTTACCTCTTGAGTGTGACCGTTACGGTTGACGCATCAAAACCTGCTGATTTCAGGATGTTCACCCGCGAAAATATAGATGATATTTCAGCTCCCTTATCAGCACCGAGAATAAAGTTGTATTGGGACGGTTTGACGGCTCCATTGCACTTCAGTCCGAAAAGCCCTGGAAGTGCGATTGCCGCCAAGTCAGACATTTGGTTTGAGGCACAAGGTGGTGCTGGGGGTGGTGAGGTGTCGGTAGATTTTGAATTGTTGATCGTAGATGACTAGGACACGGTTATGGCTGTATTTACTGAAGAAACAAATTATTCCGGTTCTCCCTGGGGTCCGTTACAAGAACCGATACTCGAGGGCATCGAGGGGATGCAGGGCAACTACGCGGCAGGTCCGTGGGCAGGACCGTACACCGCTGGCATCGATCCCAACCAGACGGCAGGGATAAATGCTGGCGTTGCCGGTGCTGGTGGGGCTGGTGCTGTTGGTGGGGCATACACGAACACTGGGTTGAATCTCATGGGGGGTCTTGGGACTGCTTTTGATTACTTCAACCAGAACGTCGATGGTTCTACTAACCCCTGGTTGACCAACGGTCAGCAGTACATGGATTTTGCCGGGAGTATTGCCAACAGTCCGTACCTTGATAGCCAGATTACTTCGGCTCTACGAGATCCTTACCGCAACCTGACCGAAAACCAACTTCCTGGCAATGCAATGAATGCTGCCATGATGGGGCAATCTGGTGGATCCGGTAGACAGGTTGGTGATGCTGTTGCACGACGGGGGTATGCAGATCGTGCGGCAGATGTCGGCGCACAGATGCGAGGTAGTGCCTATAACACCGGTTTACAATTCGCCAACCAAGCGGCGACGGGTGATCAGTTCGCAGCACAACAGTCTGCATTACAACTTGCTAATCTTGGTGGGCAAGGTCTTGGGATGCTGGGTACTGGGTATGATTATGATCAGACCGGCGCACAGGATCAGTATGATTGGGGTACTCAGCAGCAGAACCTCAACAATCAGCAACTCGACGCACAGATGCGTGAGTTCTACGAACCGTGGACACTGACCGAGAACTACGGCAATTACCTCAATCCTCTCACGGAGAATCTGCACAATAGTACTTCTGAACAGGATTTGTTACCGCAGTTCCTGATGGAAAATGCGGAGTCTATTGCAGGTCTTGGTGGAGAGGCTGGTGGGTGGGTTGTTGACCAGATTCAAGATTGGTTTGCTGATATTTGATTGAGTGATGATCCCCTTACTTTCACCGCAGTACAGTCCACTTTTTGGCCGGATAAATGTGGGCGCGGGAGAAGAGGAGGAAGAGTCTGAAAGCGGTGCCTTGTCATTGCTGATGTCAGGCGGGAGGGATCTTGGAATTCCGAGTTTAAACCTCCCCAGTTTTGATATCCCCGATTGGGAGGTTGATACAGATATCAATCTGCCCCATGACCCGGATACAGGGGAGGTTATCCAAACCGGTGATTTGATCGATACGAATCGCGACAACATCCCCAGCGTTGATTTTAATTTCCCTTCTGTGCCTGATTTTAACATCGACATCGATGTGGATCTTCCGCACGATCCTGATACGGGGGAATTATTTCAAGGTGGGGATTGGATTGACACTAATCGAGACAATATTCCAAGTCTCGGCTTAGATCTTCAGTCGGTCGATTTGGGCGGGATATTCGATGGGGTTAATTTCGGTGATTGGAATTACGATGTTAATGCCGGTCCTCTTGTGGATGCTGCACAAGCAGCACTCAGGGCGGCAGGGAAACCATTTCAAGGTACGTTGAGAGTTGTTGGTGGGGCTTTATATGATTCTGCTGATGCGCTTGTTGGGTTTCTTGGAGATTCTGGCGAAGTCATATTCGATCAAGGTAAAAACTTCACTGATGCGGGTGGGCAATTACTCGATGCATATGATGAATATGGCAGAGTGACGGATGCTCTTGGGGTTTGGAAATCACCTCTCGGTGCGTTTGCTACAAATCTTTCCAAGACAGGGAATTTCCAGCAATCGGTCGATGACGTTCTTACGTCACCGGGGGATTTCTTTACTTCTGCCGGCGCAGGGTTTGGTGAGGTGGGAGATGCTATCCGCAAGATTGGTGGAACCGGGCAGATTGCTGATGCTGCGGATGATTTTCTGTCAGGTATTGGTGAAGGCACAAACACTTTCACTTCATCAATTACCGATCCGATTTTTGACCCCATCAACGAGAATGTTATTGACCCAATTTCAGACTGGGGATCTGGTGTTTCTGCCAGTATTGGTGATTTTTTCACTGGTGGGGCAATAGACCCAATGGCGGGATACAATTATTTTAATCCCGGCCTTGGTTATCAACCTGCTGCATCAGCGGGGAATGCGGCTATATCTGGAAGTGAATCGTCACTGGCCGGGTATGATTACTACACTCCTGGCAATAGTGTTCCTGTTCCTGATCCGACTGGTTTTTGGCAAGGGGCATCACCGGCTGCTGCTGTTGTTGAAACAGGCAAGGCAGGACTTGCAGCATTAAAGGGTGATAGTTATGACACCAAGCAGTGGGCAGGAGCATTACAGACTGCTCTTATGTGGGTGAACCCGGTGGTTGGTGTTTTGGGTACTGTTGCGGGGTTCCTTGGTGGGAAGGCGATGAGTGACGATATGCACCCAGAGGTTACCAAGAGCAAGACTGCGGCTATCGTGAACCAGGTATGGCAATTAGCGACCGGACGCAGATCACCAGATCAGGGGATTGATCCGACAAAAGGTAGCGGAGGAGGTGCAGTTACGCATTTGTATGCATATGACGACACCCTGGATAGCGATAAATCCCTGACCCACGAGGAGAGAGATGAGCAACGGTCTTCTGGTTCAAAGATTCAGGGCGGGATGACCGATCAAATGTTCTTTGATTATTACAAAGAGCATGGAGAACATGCTGGAAGTACGGACATTGAAGCAACGGTTATGGAAATGATTGAGATGTCCCGCAGTCTGGGAATGCCGATATTTGATGCCAACAGTGCTGCGAAGAATCCGTTTACATCGATGGGGTGGAGTAATGATCAACAAGGTGCGTTAGCGAAAAATCCAGAGTTACAAGCATTCAAACAACAGCAGTTCGATGAATTCAAGAACACTGCTGGCGCACCCGAGAATGCGACCATTCAAGATTACATCAAGGCCAAAAGTATGATGCGTAATACATCATATTCATATTAGGAATTGAAATGATTAACCCAATGAATCCACAGGACAAGAGGCAGCAGA